GTCTTATGACCACAGCTACTTTTGGCGAGGTGGCGAAGTTCATAGGAACCAAAATTGATAGACTAAGAGATAACGACAAAGTTTGTCTATTCTGCGATGCGATTCAATTAGTAGCGCTTATGACCTTCCCGTTACTATTGCCAGTATTTTTAATATATGCACAATTAGGCCACTTCTAAAGAGGTTTAGGAATGCAGGATGGGCGTTAGAGATAACGCCCATTCTTTTTAATATAAATAATTACATGGCTAAAATAGAAGATCATCAAGAGATAGAAGACAGACATGCTAAGATCCTAGCTGCTGTACAACCACTATCAAGAAATTTTCCAAGTAAAAATTTAACACAAATAGATCATTCATACGCAACTAGAAAATCTAGTCTAGTTCTTATGCTTATACCTGAATGGGCTAATACATTTCCGCCTTATAACTTATGTCGTCTTGCAGCTATTACTAAACAGGCAGGTTATAAAACTAGAATAATGGATGTCAACGCAGCGGGTTGGAATCAAAGAGAAGAATGGGATATAGACTTTGATCCTTGGCATGGAAGTTCATTTGGTAAATGGTGTAACAACGAATACCATAAAAGAATACACAAATATTTAGAACCATTATTATTAGAGTACTTAGACAAAGTAGTAGAAGAGAATCCTACTGTCGTAGGTTTTACGATATATGATTGTAATTTAGAACCTGTTAAATGGTTTGCCACAGAACTTAGAAAAAGATTACCTAATGTAATTATTATTGCAGGTGGAGGTATGTTTAATACAAGCACATACATAGGTAATATAAGAGGATCTTCTGGTTATGGTTTAGCAGAATATTTTGATTATATGGTTTCAGGAGAAGGTGAACAACTGATATTAAATTTAATGAATAAAATTGAAAACAATCCTGCAAGACCTGAAACAGGACAATGGATTGTTCAGCCTGTTAAACAAAGAATAGATTTAGATATGTTGCCTATTCCAGACTATGAAGACATAGATTTAAATTTATATGAAAGGCCAGGTATGGTTGCAATGGAGTTGAGTAGAGGTTGTATTGCTAAATGTACTTTCTGCGATGAAACACATTATTGGAAATATAGAGATAGACTTGCAGGAAGAGTTATGGATGAGATAATGTACCTGTGGGATAAAGGTATAAGAACATTTTGGTTTATTGATAGTCTTGTTAATGGCAACTTGAAAGAATTTAGAGCAATACTAAAAGGAATTATAGCAGCAGGTTTACCTAAAGAAGGATTTCAATGGTTCGGACAAGCAAGAGTTCATAAGAATATGGACAGATCATTTTTCAAAGATATAGCAGATTCAGGTGGAAAAGATTGTTTTATGTTTGGTGTAGAATCAGGTTCCAATAAAGTTCTTGTAGACATGCAGAAAGGAATAACAGCACAACAAATAGAACAAAATTTTACAGATGCTGCACATTGGAATATATGGTCTAATGTAATGTTAATACCAGGTTTCCCTACAGAAAGACCACAAGAATTTTATGAAACACTAACATTAATATGGCGTATTAGAAATTGCCATTTAGGATCTGTTGGACCTGGCATATCAGGTTGTATTGTTTCTCCTGATACAGCATTAGGAATGCAACCAAAAAGATTTGGTATATCACCTGCACAAGTAGGTAATATATGGTCTACCAGAGATTTAATGAATACAAAGTTACATCGTGTCGTAAGATTAAAAACAATTAATATAATGATAATGCATCTTAAAAATAATTTAAATATGGACTATACATTTAGAGCCATTAAAAATTATGAACTAGAATTCTTACAGCCTGATTTAGAAAAAGAATTAGACTATGAAGAAATAGACTTTATGAAATTTTTTGGTAGATCGGGTAATGACTTTAAAGATAGTTTCTTTGCAGAGCATGTTCCTTTATGTAGATTCTTATGGAAAACTAGAGGAGCATTTAAATTACATATTAATTACAATCCAGAGTATGATCAAGATGAATTTGGAGATATACTTTGTTCTAATTTAAATTGTGATTTTTACTTTGAAATAGATAAAGAAGGCAACTATACTAGCAGATGTGAGGCTAGGTTCATACAAGATGAGTTCACACAATGGAAACATAATTTCCCAACACAATTAGAACCAGGACAGCCTACATCAAGAGCTAAAGAAATGGTATTAAGAGTGTACGACATTAATAAAACAGAAAACGAAACCGTGATGGATAAGTGGGCAATATGGGAAGAACACTCTAAAATGGACTTATCATTTAATGAAACAAGAACTGCTAGAGGTAATTGGTCCTAAATCTAGTTCAATCCTTTATATATAGTTATGTTATTAATGGAGATGGAAATGAAGCAGATCGTTGCTTTATTAATTGTAACAGGCTTTTTGGCAGGATGTGGAGCGCAAGTATCTTTAACAGCTTCCGTACCAGAAGGTAAAGACCTAGATGTTACAATTAAGACCTCAGAAACACCGGGAAAATAATAACTCAACGGCAAGCCCCTTATGTTGAGTTTCCAACCGGGCAATTAAAATAGTATAATGGTCCTATAAGGCCTTGTAATCTACCCCCTACGAAAGTATAATAAATACTATTATGCGTAAGAAGAAACTAAAAATCAGGAATCCTGTAGCCCGTTATGCTAAACTGTTTAACAAGGCCACAGTCGTACCGGATAAAACTAAGTACAATAGGAAGAAAGATAAGAAAGTTTCTGACGCTGATATAGACTAATAAAGGAGGAACCATATGTGTAAGTTATGGATAACATTACCGATATTATTTTTTGGTTATGTAGGGCAATTAGAGGCTAACAGTGATGTTCATTGTTTGGCAGAAAATATTTACCATGAAGCCCGAGGTGAATCTACAGCAGGAAAAATGGCTGTAGCACTTGTAACACTTAACAGAGTGAAGGATAAAAGATTTCCTAATACTGTATGTGGCGTGGTAAAACAAACGAAATATTATCCTAGTGGAAGGATAGATTTACACTCTTGTCAATTCAGTTGGTATTGCGATGGCAAATCTGATAAACCAGTAGATAAGAAGTGTTGGGAGGATGCACTATTGATTGCAGAAGTTATGTTAACATATAGTTCAATAGATGTTACAGAAGGAGCCTTATGGTATCATAGTCGTAAGGTAGTACCTGATTGGTCAATGGCATATACACAGACGGTTAGCATAGATAACCATATCTTCTATAAAGATGTTGACTAAAGCATTGAACGATCATATAATAAGCACATGTTAACAGATTTACCTCATGTGATAGTTACAGGCGGATGCGGTTTTATAGGATCACACCTCACAAAACAATTATTGGACAATGGTTTTTGTGTAACGGTGGTTGATGATAACAGAACAGGAAGTGTATTCTTTGATCATAACAGCGTAGAATATCATAACTGTGATGTAGTTGATTTTAATCCTCATTTAAATTCTATAGAACCACCATCCGCCATTTTTCATCTGGCCAACAGCCCTAGGGTTCGTCGAGCGATGGAATATCCAACGGAGACAATAGTTAATAATATAGGAACAACATGTGCTGTTGCAGATTGGGCTAGAGTATTTAATTGTAAGTTATTTTTCTCTACTTCATCTAGCACTCAGTATGTAGAGTCACAAGGCAATCCTTATACTTTTAGCAAGGTTGTTTGTGAATCTGTTTTAGATATGTACAGAAGATTGTATAGTTTAGATTTTGTTTTAATGTTTTATTATAATGTTTATGGACCAGGTGAAGCAGATTATGGCGAGTATAGTACAGTGGTTCGTAAATTTAAAAAGGATTATCTAGATGGTAAACCGTTAACAATATTTGGCACAGGAAAAAAGGAAAGAGATTTCACGCATGTAGATGATGTCGTACAAGGCATATTACAATTAATGGCAGATCCTACCTGTCCTTCTGTGGCACATTTTGGAAGTGGAGATCCAAAAACAATTTCATCAATAGCAGATTGTTTTGATCACCCTATTGTACATACATTTGACCGTAAGGGAGAAGCAGAAAAAACATTCTGTCAGAATCCTTATATTGGGCCTACGCATAATGTACATGATTATATTAAGAAGTGGGTTCAGGAGAATAAGAATGGAACCAAGAGTAGTAATAGATAACACAATAGAAATGACAAAAGAAAAAGTATCAGACATATTTTTAGTAACAAAAGAATTCCACACATCTACGGAGTTTTCACAGTTTATAGAAAAGATGGCTTTTAATACTAATTCACCTTGCATGGATATTGTTGTTGATTATTGTATTAAAAAAGAAATAGAAATTGAAAGTATATCTAAGTTCTTAACAACAGCATTGAAGGCTAAAATAAAAGAAGAGGCCTTAGATTTAAATTTATTAAAAGAGAAAAGAAAGAGTAAGTTACCCCTGTGAAAATATTTGTATCTATAGCATCGTTTCAAGATCCTATACTTCCTTATACAATAGAGTCTATAATAGAAAACGCTAATTATAAGAAAGACTTAGTACTAGGTATCTTTGATCAAACATTGGACCACTTAGATGTCTTTAAAGAATGGGGAAAGTATGGCCCAGAAATAAGATATAAAACATGTGATCCTGAAGATTCTAAAGGAGCATGTTGGGCAAGAAGCACAATACAAAAAGACTTGTTTGAAGGTGAGGATATTTTTATGCAAATAGATTCTCACACATTATTTTCTAAAGACTGGGATAAAGACTTATTAGAAAAATATGAAACTTGTTTTAATTGGTTTGAGAAACCTCTTATAACAGGTTACCCTAGAGGATTTGATGTACTAATGCCTAAAGGAGGTTGGCTTAATACAGATAAAAAGTATATGTTTAGAATTACAACAGACGATCCAGATCAAACTCATGTAATGCAAATTCATTTACCTTATAGCCAAGGATATCATTCAGGCCAAATGGCGCATGTTATTCCAGGCAAAAAATATTTTAAAGGATTTTCACTAGCAGGTGGTTGTATATTTACAGACGGAAACTTTGTAAAAGATGTTCCTTATGATCCTAACATTTACTTTATGGGAGAGGAAACATCATTAGCATTAAGAGCCTTTACCCATGGTTATGATATAGTACATGTACCTAATACACCTTTATATCATTGGTATAATACAGACAAAGAAGAGTTGGTAAGAGATTTACATTGGGGGCCTGACGAAGAAAGAACAAAAGAAAAACAACTTCTTATTAAGACAGCAGCAAAAAGAGTTGATAATGTATTACAAGGCAAAGTTACAGACGAATATGGATTAGGTAATAAAAGAACACTAAAAGAGTATGCAGAGTTAAGTGGTTTAGATTACGAATTAAAAACAGTTAATTTAGATAAAGCCACATGGAAAGATGAGTCCAGACTTGAATTACATTTAGAAGACGGATTTGAATGATGGAAAAAATGGAACCATATGACGCATTCAAAGTACATGTTGCAATAAAAGAACATTTTTGGAGCAAGTATGATATGCAGAAATGGCCATATGCTTTTAAGGACAAATACAAATATGGTAGAGCAATTAATATACCATATAAAATATTTGAAAATAAACAAGGTATGATGCCTATGTTTAAAATGGTATGTGATCTATGGAAAAAAGATGAGTTCGTTGCAATGTCTGTTGCTAATGCAGTAGATGGTTGTAAAAAATGTGGCATGCCATATGGATTAGAAAGTCAGCAAGTATTCAAAGAATGGATTGTTAGACGAGATAGAATTGGTTACCAATTTGGCCAAGATCTGAAGACAATAGTTAATTCAGAAGAAAAGCTAATGGGTACTAATAGTGATCACCCTGTAGAAATAAGGTTGTTATTAGGCAAACATATAAAGATAGAAAGTGTCGTTATATTAGATCAAATACTACCTTTTACAGATGATTACATGAGTGATTTGATTATAGGAGATACATGTTTGTTAATACAAAGGTACGCACCTTTCTTAACTGATTTAAATAATACCAAAAGGTTAACAATGAAACATGAAAGTCTTATAAATAAAATTGCTAGGACTAGAAATAGTTCTAATACAACGAAAATATAATAACATACAACGCAATACGGAGAAAAATATGTCGTTTAATACACTTTCAGACCTCAGAAATCAAAGAGGCAATTTCGATAACTTAATGAAGGAAGTCGAAAAAATATCAAACCCTAAATCCAATTACAAACAAGGCGATGACAGGGAATGGAAACCCACAGTAGATAAAGCAGGTAACGGATACGCAGTTATTCGATTCTTACCTTTGTCTCAAGGTGCTACAGATACTGGTGTGCCATGGGTTAGAATTTTCAATCATGGCTTTCAAGGCCCTGGTGGGAAATGGTATATTGAGAATTCTCTCACAACTCTAAACAAACCTGATCCTGTTTCAGAATTAAACACTGAACTATGGAATAGTGGTGTTGAGGCTAATAAAGAGATTGCTCGTAAACAAAAAAGACGCTTGAACTATTGGGCTAATATTATGGTAGTCGAAGATCCAAGCAATCCAGACAACGAAGGTAAAGTTTTTATCTACAAGTTTGGTAAAAAGATCTTTGATAAGATCCAAGATGTTTTGAAGCCTGAGTTTCAAGATGAGAAACCAGTTAATCCTTTCGATTTTTGGGAAGGAGCAAACTTCAAACTAAAAATTAGACAAGTAGAAGGTTACCGTAATTATGATAAAAGTGAATTTGATACGCCTTCTGCTATTAAAGAGGATGATGCTCAGATTGAAGCTATTTGGAATAAACAATATGACTTAGGTACACTTGTTGCTCCAGATCAGTTTAAATCTTATGAGGAGTTAAAGTCTAAATTAGATATGGTTTTAGGAACTAAAACTGTAGCTACAGCAGAAACAATTTCAGCACAAACTAATGATGCTGAAGATGATAATTTTGTTGAGGCAGCTCAAGCACAGCCTGTTGTATCAGAACCAGCACCAGCAGTAGCTGATGATGAAGATGATACGCTTTCTTACTTCAAGCAGTTAGCTGACGAGAAGTAATCAAACCACTTAGAGTTTGGGAGGCTCCTTATTGGAGCCTTCTTTTTGATTAATAAATAGTAATATGAAGTACACAACCAAGACAGCTATTAAATTAGCCTTATTGTTTTCTATAGCAATAGGGGGACTAGCGTATTGGTTTATGCAAGGAGGAACATGGGGTAAATTTTTCTTTGCCTTTATTATGTTATCCTTTGTTTCAAGAGTAGCAAATGCTGGTTATCATAGATGGCTTACACATAATCAATTCCAAGCTTCTTGGATAGGTAGAAACATGATGTTGTACTTTATGGTTCTTTCAGGAGAAGCTCCGCCAGGACATTATGTAATAGCACATTTAAATCACCATAAATATACAGACGAAGATGGAGATCCTCATGGTCCTAAACAAATAGGATTTTGGAACTTAGCATTAGGTAGATATGCAGAAACAAAACCTGTATTCATGAGAAATTATGCCAGGCACAAAGATGCTCAATGGGTAACAGAACATTATTGGAGATTATATCTTGCTAATTGGATATTGTTTGCCATAATAAATCCTTATTTAAATGTATGGTTGGCGTGCATGTTTTGTTGGAGTTGGTTACAGATGATTAATTTAAATTGGCGAGGACATGGAGGCTTAAAAGGTAAGCCTACAAATTTAGGTAGAATATCTAACCTGTTTATGGGAGGAGAAGACTATCACAAAAATCACCATGAAAATCCAGGAAGACTTGTTATGGGTAAGTGGGACACAACAGGAAAATATTTAGTTCCTTGGTTACTAGCAGAATGAAAAGGATATTAGGACTACCATTATACCATGTAAGTAATATAGGAATGGATCTCATTCCTGATTTACAGGATTCTATAGAAAAACTACAAGCAGAAAAACAAGACTGGGATAGACAGAGAAGTAAACTTTCAATATACACAAAAGAAGGTGAACACAAATTTAAATTAAAAATAGATCCTATGGAAGGCGTAAAAGGTTGGCAAGAATTGCGACAACTTATTAAGAATGAAGTAATGAATTATTATTACTTTACACAACCTATAGATGATGATTTCCAACAAGGACCTGATTCTAAATTAAGAGATTCTTTAAAAAACTTTTGGCACAATTATGCTTGGTACACATATTTTGATGAAACAGATTCTTATGGTTGGCATGCACATACGCAATATTATTTAATTGTTACCTATTATGTAAGAGCAGACGAAGAACATGCACCGATACAATTTAAATCTCCCATGTCAGATATGTACACATCTTGGACACTAGGAACAAAGAAAGCAGAACTAAAAGAAACAATACAACCTAAGACAGGAGATATAATGATATGGCCTGCTTGGTTAGAACACCAAGTCCCTTCAATACAAGAAAAAATATTAGATCATAGTACTATTGAAGAAGGACATAAATATACAAACAAGAGGATTAGCATAACAAATTGTTTCGTTAAACCTCATCAACAATTTTTACATACACAAGGGAAGTAATTATGAATAGAGATAATATCTATGAACAATTAAAAATAGACGAGGGAGTCATATATGAAGTTTACAAAGACCACTTGGGCTACCCGACATTTGGAGTCGGACACTTGGTTAAAGAATCCGATCCTGAGCAAGGACAAGAAGTCGGAACGCCTGTTTCAGAAGAGAGAGTTAAAGCTTGTTTCGAGAAAGACTTGGATACAGCAATAGACGAATGTAAAGCACTATTTAAAGAACATTGGGAAGGTTACCCAGGAGAACTACAGGAAGTTCTTGTTAATATGATGTTTAACTTAGGCCGTCCTAGACTAGGAAAGTTTAAAAAGTTTATTGGTGCTATCAACGAAAGTAATTGGGATAAAGCAGCAATTGAAATGATGGATAGCCGTTGGGCTGTACAAGTAGGACCTAGAGCTAATAGACTCCGTGATAGAGTTCAATCGCTTTAAGTAAATCTTCTGTCATTGTATCTGT